CAACGACAGCCGAGCCGACGACGACCGAAGGCGGCACGACCACTGAGGGTGGGACTACTACAACGACCACCACAACAACGCTCGCGCCCGCAACGACCACCACAACAACGCTCGCGCCCGCAACGACTACCACGCTGGGACCGGCAACGACAACCACAACGGGAGCACCTGAGGCATTCGGGGCGTGCATCTCGTGTGACGAAGATGGCGACGAAGTGTTTTATGATGCCCTGAGCTACAGTGTCAGCAGCTTAGATTCTGAGACTGCTTGGACTGATAAAGATGGCGGTACTTCAAACTTCACATTCAAGGCGGGTAGCGGCTATGCGTTCGCGGTCAATTCCGACGATGGAACGAACGGTCCCTATCGCGCTTTATGTAAGTCAAACTCTGGCGATGACAGCTATGACTTCACGGTGTGTGCCAGTATTAAAATTCCATCGGCCCTGACGAATAGTGAGCGTGCTGGTTTCTTCTTCCGGTACGTTGACAGTGACAATTACCTGCTTGCCATTATGGACCCCGACACAAACAAGATCCAGCTACGAAAGATGGTAAGTGGCACAGAAACGCTGGTCAGCGAAGCAGCCTTCACCTGTGATGATGGTGGGTTCCACATTCTGAAGCTGGTTGTTTTTCACGACACATTCCTGCTGTCGGCAGACGGAACACTTCTTTACGAAGCCGATTCAGGGATCACTTTCAATCGCGGTTCTACCGTGCATGGGATTTATAATTCGCGATCATCGGGAGCCACCTCTACATCGTCTGATTCTGTACTGTTCAATTATTATCGGTATGACAATTTCAGAACGACTCTGAATGACAACTTCACTGGAAGCGGCGACCTAACTGCCCACGTTCCAGACACGGCGTTAGTCGGTGCGGAATGGCATGGTGCTGCTTATGAAATCGACACGGTTTACGCGGCACGGACGGCAACGGGCGACGACATTGCACTGGCTGTGATTGACAGCGGCGTGGACGTGTCTCAGGACTGCTGTGTCATGAGGATTCAATCCAATATGCAGGTGGCAGTTACGGTTGGCGGCAAGGTCGGAATCGTGTTTCGATACTTTGACAGCTCCAACTATTACGTTGCATACCGGGACAGCGTGAATGACGTGTTGGTGCTGCAAAGGGTGACGGGCGGGGAAGCGACTACTATCGGCTCTTATTCCGTAACTGTGGGTGGTGCTGAGTCGGGGTTCGGAGGGCTCGCCATTTATGACGATGGATCTACTATCATCGTGAGTGGTGGTGATGCTGGATTAGCACTCATAACAGCTACGAATGAAACGCTGTTTAATGACCAAACCAGAGTCGGACTGTATTCGGCACCAGAATCAAGCGGTTGGTCTACGTCAGGAAGTCGGCATGATTATCTGACGGTTAAGTACATGGGGCCTGAGCCTGCTTTAGTCGCAGCGACAACCACAACGACTTCCGCAGCCACGACGACGGGGGCGCCGTAATGAGTTCTACCATCCACGCGCTCAGGGCAATCGTCAGCACGAAAACGGGTTCGTTCGTTCGTGGCATGAAAGCCGCGATCATGGCGACCAGGCAACTGCGTACACAGTGGGTGTCTGCTGCAAGAGACACGGCTTCGGCTGGGGCAAGGATCGTCGCCGTCATTGGTGCCATTGGCCTGATCTCTGCCAGTACGTTTGCGAAGTTCGAGCAGACGATGACGCGGGTTGGTGCTGTTACAAAGACTCTGGGAACTCGTGACTTCGCATTACTGGAGAAAGCAGCACGCGAGGCCGGAAAAACCACAAAGTTTTCTGCGACTCAATCCGCAGAGGCTATGGAGAACCTAGGGCTGGCCGGCCTTAAAACAAATGAGATCATGAAGGCCCTGCCAGGCACGCTTCAATTAGCATCTGCCGCGCAACTGTCGATTGGTCAGGCCGCAGACATTGCAGCAAAAACCATGCGTGCTTATGGCATGGAAGCGGAAGAACTGACGCGCATCAATGACACGCTCGTTGCGACGTTTACAACGTCCAATACCGATTTGGTCCAGCTGGCAGAAGCACTAAAGCCTGTAGGCCCACTGGCAAGGACATTGAATGTCTCACTGGAAGAGACTTCGGCGGTGCTTGCGAAACTCGCCGACAAAGGCTACCAAGGATCGCTTGGAGGCACAGCCTTACGCAATATTCTAGCAAAACTTGCTGGTGCTGCTCCCGAAGTTACGAACAAACTGCGCAGGATGGGGATTGAGACCCTCGACGCATCCGGCAACATGCGGCCTCTGTTTGACATCCTGCAGGAGATTGAAGCTGCTGGGATGTCGGGTGGTAAAATCATGGAGCTGTTTGGGGCGCGTGGTGGCCCCCAGATGGCTGCTCTGTTGTCAACGGGAACAGCAGAACTCAGACGTTACACTCATGAGCTGGAAAACAATCAGGGTATTGCCCGGGAATTAGAACAATCCAATCTAAAGACGCTTGCTGGCCGTTACGCAATCCTGAAATCGTCGATCGAAGATGTGGTGATTTCGGTTGGCGAAAAGATGAACCCGACATTGCTAGAGACGATTTCGACGATAGAAAAATATCTCGACGCACACCGAACAGATATCGTTGAGAAAATGTCCGGTGTGGTCATTGGCCTTGTTAAGGCGATTGGCGATGTAGTTGTCTGGCTCGATAAAGCAGCACCAGCATTTAGCGAAGCCTATTCCATGATGAAAAAATTCATGGGTCCGGTTATTGAATTTCTCCTGAATAATCCAAGGTTGCTATCTGCACTGATGGCCTTGAAGCTCGCTGCCACGTTGGGTGTTACGCAGGCGATAACGAGTCTGGGGACAGCATTGATCAGCACAGGCAACGCCTTGGTTTCTATGGGGAGTTCCTCAGTGCTGGCAGGAACGAAACTGGGCGGGATGCTGACAGCAACCAACCTTCTGAAGGGTGGGTTGGTCGCTCTCGGACTGGCACTGATTGCGCTCGGTGCTAAGTATATTTACGACAATAACGAGTTCATCAAGAAGTGGAACGAAGAGACTGAGCGGGCTATTCAGCTAAACAGCGAACTGCAACGAATCACTGACAAAAGGTTTAATCGAAAGTTAAATAACATCCTCTCTATAGAAGACCCTACAGTTCGCATCGAGAAACTGAAAGAGATTCTAAAAGAAACAAACAACCAAGCAGGCTCTTATCAAAAGCAGATAGAAGCTGCGCAGAAAAGAGTTGAAAGGCTGGATGTTGCCTGGAGAAGGTTGTCTGGAAACGGAATCCTGAAGGGGGCGAAGGAAGAGCTTGAAGAGCTGAATGAAGGTCTTAAGAAGGTACAACAGACACGGGATGGCCTCGCTGGCCATATCGGCGATGCCAGCTTCGAGATGGAAAAAAACCAGCGTAAGCCGCAGCAGAAAGGTGCTGGCCCCGGTAATGTCGGTGCGTTCGACGATTCAGACCAGCCCGCTATTAACATGCCGTCTGAAGTCGAATTGAAACAGGGTGAAATTTCGGACATCCTTAGAGATGCAAAGCGTGATCAGGTTGACCAGAAGACGCCAGGGTTTTCAAGGATTCGAGACTTTATTGATTTGGGACCAACGCAAGAGCAGTTTCGTGAGTTCCTTGGAACCGTCGAAGGGATGACGCCTCGTTTGCAGTCTACGTTCTCAAACGTATTTAGTCGCCTGCAGGCCGAAGGGCAACTTACAAATGAGAATATGGACATACTCGCACAGCGTGCTGCAATGCGAGCCAATGAAGTCATTACCAAAGAACAGGAGAAAGAGCAAAAGCAAAAGCAGGTACAAGACGCGTTGGATAAGTCGCTGGATAATCTAGGACAAAAGTTAATGGGGTTAAAAGCGGAACTTCCTAACGAAGAGTTTAGTTCGCTTGCTTCTAGATTTATCAGCCTACGACAGATGCTGTTCTCTGGGAAAATTGGACTGCAGCAATACGAAAGCGGAATCGCTTCACTAACGAATCAGACTCAGAAGGCTGCTGAAGCTGCAAACGAGGCAGCCGCAGCCGAAGAACGCAAACGATTGATCCAAGGCAAGTTCAGCCAGAAGGATTTCAAGACCGCTCTGGAAGATCGCATCATCGCATTCAGACAGCAGCAGTTTTCGAATGCTGTTGAACAATCATTCAATGCCTTATTCGGTTTTAACAACCAGGTCGGTTCTGTCACGGAAGGATTTGGCAAGCTTCGCACTGGTCTTGATGGATTTGGAGAGCGTCTTGGTTCTGCTGCTTCTGGGATCTCGCAGAGTTCCGAGCAGGCAATGCAAACGCTGAGATCGTTCTATTCATCGGCACAGGGACAGGCCGCGAATCTTCGTAATCAGATCACGCAACTTGAGCAGAATATGACGCTGGTGGATACGTACTCCGCGCGTAAGCGAATCCAGGACATGATTGACAACCTGTTTAATCAGATCGACACCATCACGCAGGCACCACCACCAACCTTTTCCGGCGTGACGAATTCCAGTCTGTTTAATGATCCGGGCCTGCAGACTGTAAAAACTCAGACGAATAAGATCGATCTCAATTTCCCGAACATCACAAAGCTGAATCAGAATGACATTCCAAACATCTATGATGCTCTTGAGCAAGAAGGCAAAAGACGGGGGAAATCGTTTTAATGGCTAGGACGCTCGCATCTGCAACAGAGACGGAGAAAGAGAAAGTCGCAGGGGCATTCCCGCGATACATCCTGCAGGTTGATTTTGGTGGCGAAGTCGGCATCAAATATTATTCAGAAGAACTTTTGCACGGTCCGGTTCTGTGCGAGGGTCGCATCGATAGCTGGGGAGAATTACGACTCAACGCAGAACCGGGCAAGATCGGTGGATTTGATCAACTGACAATCACGTTTAACGATGCTGACAGAGAGTTGCGAACGCTGTTTGAAACTTATCCGGGTGTGCAAAATAAAATTGCCTATGTCTATCTCTGGTTTGATGGGACTGCATGGGATGACAAACTGGTTATGTTTGCTGGGATTCTGACAACCCCGCTGTCATGGACAGAGAACAATGTGCAATGGTCCGTCAGTATGAAGGGCTTGCAGGAGCACTTTGATAAATCAATCGGGCGACTGATCAGCCAAGACGACTTCCCAGAGGTGAACTGCTCAAGCTGTGACGGAAAGATGATGCCGATTGTTTACGGCAATCCGTGCAAGCGTGTTCCCGCATGTGTGATTGATCGACCTGGAGAGGGGTATCTTGGATCAGCGTTTGGCCAGCAGGATGAAACTGTCGTTATCCACGACGAAGCGAGCAAGCTGTATTTTACAACTGGATCACAAATAACTTTGATTATCGGTTACCCAAATAACTTTGAGTCAGTTGTGGGCAGTTTTGCGAATGAGACATCACGGTTTTTTAATGTGACATCCAGAAGCAGCATCCTTTACAGCGGCAATGTATCGGGCATATACGCAGCAGAAGGCCAGCGATACATCATGATCAATCAATCAGTCCTCGCAGATCCCACGTTTACCCTCAGGGGCAATCCGCTCTGGTTGAACAATGGCAGCGGCTGGTATGAAACGATGATTACAACCTGGGATTATCAAGGAAGCCAGGTTGCGATAGTTCAAGAGCCTCCTGACTTTACGGCCAGTTCGTCAACAGAATTTAAAATCGGTTCAGTTGCTCAGACTAAATTTAATTGGACTCCTGGCGCACCCGTTTACGAACTTGGGACTTTCAAATACCTACTAAACTATTTGCCATCAGAGGAAGTCGTGAGGATCGAGGCTCTTGCATCATCAGGGTCTGCAGGAGGTGGCCAAACAAGGGATGTGTTTTTAACTTACAACACAAATGCCTATTCGGTAAACCTGAACGACAAGAGCCACAACGCGACGATCGGTAGGGAAACTGACGATCCCGGCCTGACTACGCTGACGCTTAATTCACCTCCAACTGTTTACGGTTTTCCTGAAGAAACAATCTATGCCACAATCAAAGGTATTATGAACGATGAAGGCGATGCGATCGAAGATCCTGCCGACATCATGAAGCATATTTTAGAGAGTCCGTTCATAGGCAACATTGCAGACGAGTACATTAACAACGATTCATTTTCCCTTGCTGCCAGCCAGGTTGTTACCAAGATGGGATTTGCAATCCGGGAAGAAAAGAAACTCAATGAACTGATCAGCGAGCTGGCAATGCAATCGAACTGCATTGCTTTCTGGGATACAGGCCAGATTTATTTACGGTATTTAGAAAGCGATTATTCTAACCATCAGGCAGTGCTGAACCCAGACAATGTACTTAATGGCTCGCTTTCAATCGAGATGACGCCTGTTAAAGACTATCCGACTGAGATCGTTTCGAAGTTTCGACAGGCTATTCCGAGCCCGGAGCAAAGGCTATCGCGGTCGAGCGATGAAGCGATCGCGTCTTTTGAAAAGAAGCGAACCGAGATGGATCTCTGGGCTTATCAGTACCCGACGTCCGTTGCGATCGTTACCGAGAATTGGCTGCTCTACCGTCTGAAAATGAACAAGTTGATCAAGATCAGTTCGTTCCTGAATTGCTCACACGTACAACCGGGAGATGTTGTGCTGCTGAATTACGCCGACGGAAACGGAGGATTGGTCTTAGACGCAACCTATGGTCGCGTGCGGTCTATCTCTCATAGGTTCGGTCAAGTCGAACAGGGAACAATCGACTCAATTGGCATGGTCGTTGAAACAAACCTCTGGCCATCCACCGTAAATGTATCTACGCCGGAGGATCAAGTCTGCGCAAGAATTATCGGCAATGCTGAAGATGGCGGCAGGGGGAATCCAGATTTTCCATCCGTGGGAGTTCCGGTCACAACGACGGGTGAGCCAACAACGACAACGACAGGTGAGCCGACAACGACGGCGCCGGGGACAACAGTCGCGCCGACGACAACGGCGAGTCCGTTTCCTGCAATTTGGTGTGGTCTGCCGATGACCCCAGGAAATCCACCAGTTGTAAATCCCGGCGCAACGTGCGGGCTTGACTTTAGTGATTTTGTATCTGATGGTTGTGTCAGTCCTGAAACAGAGGCAGCATTTGCAACAAATCATACCTTTGGTGTGGCTGATGTAGTGCACACATTTTTTAGACAAATCAGTTTTCAAAAAGAAATCGGAATCTATGGTAATATCACAATGAACTTTGGGTGTTACTCTCCATCGCATGTTTCCGTTGGAATAATCATTATTATGTATGAAACCCATGACCCTTACGGTCCGGAACATATCGTAACGTATGAACTTCAAACGTCAGCCGGTGGCCTATGGGCAAGTGGAACCGCAGACGTCAATGCGTTACCAATTCCGAATCTATGCGGAAACATTCCGGAAACAGTTGATTTCACAGCAGGGGGTTAGGTTGAAGAAAAAACTCACAATTGGAATGGCGGTCTATGATGATGTGCGGGGCGTCTGGTTCACGATTCAGGACATCAGGAAGCACTACCCTGAATTGATGGATCAAGTCGAGTTCATCGTCGTTGACAACAATCCGAATTCCAGCCACGGCGAAGCCACGAAGGATTATGTCGAGAACTGGGTAAACAACGGGCGATACATCCCGTTCGAAAAAGGCGGGACCGCAGCGCCACGGGATCACATCTTCCGGGTCGCAAGCACACCGGCAGTGCTTTGTATGGACTCGCATGTGCTGCTTGATAAGGACGTGTTGCCCCGACTGCTGGCGTGGTACGACCTGCACCCCGAAACAAAGGATCTGCTTCAAGGCCCGATGCTGTATGACGGTTTGGACGGCAACATGGCAACGCACATGAATGAAGTCTGGCGGGCCGGGATGTATGGCACATGGGGATCTGACCCGCGTGGGCATAACCCCTATAGCCCACCGTTCGAAATCCGAATGCACGGACTCGGGCTATTCAGTTGCCGCAAGGATGCCTGGCTGGGCTTTAATCCCGACTTCAAAAAGTTCGGCGGCGAGGAAGGATACATTCACGAAAAGTACCGAACGCACGGGCGTAAAACATGGTGCCTGCCGTTCCTGCGCTGGAATCACTGCTTCATCCGACCGGGAGGCCCGAAGTACCCTATCTGCAATTCGTACAAGCTGCAGAATTATCTGATCGGCTGGCGGGAACTCGGGATGAACCTCGACGATCCGGTTAATCATTTTCGCCTGTATATGGATGACGCGGAAATCAGACGCATCATTCAAAGCCTGGGAATCGATTACGAATTAAAACCGAAAGTGAAACATGAAAACGCTGTGCCAGTGTAAAGCCCCCGGATTCTGCCCGCGTCATCTGTGCGAGAAATCGCAAGCAGAGGTTCGCCAGTGCCAGACCGACTGGGTGCACTACCACTATCAGGAGCGAAAAACGGACAATCTGCAGCCGGGCGGTTCACACGTTAAGCGTGACCCGATCCGCTGCGATGTGATCATGCCGTACCACGCAGGAACCCTCGCTTACGTTGAAGAGGCGGCACGTTCGATTCTAAACCAGAACAACGCGGAAGTGATCTTGCATCTGGTCGGCGACGGGATTTCCCCTGAAGACGGAATTGATATGCCGGGCGTGAGGAAGTATTTCACGCGCAAGCAGGTTGGCCCCTATGCCGCACGGATGATGGTCTTTGACTATCTGGAGACCGACTTTATTCTGATGGCTGACTCAGATGATATCTACCATCCGAACCACTGCTTCTATGCCGTTGCCTGTTTGATGGACACGGGGCGTGATCTGTTCGGGGCCAGCATGGAACAGTTCGTTGATTACCGGGATGGCTCCTGCGATCTGCTGAAAGAGACATTCAGACAATTCCCGATCATTACATCAGGCAGGCCAGAGAAATCCGTACCAGATGGGAATATCGTACATGCGACCTTGGCAATCACTAAGACGGCTTTTGCGGCGTTGAATGGATATTATGATAGCGTTGTCGGTGCAGACACGCACCTGGTGAGGCGGGCCAGCGAAGCGGGTTACAAGTCGTTTATCTCTGATAAGGTTGTTGCACAACGGCGGCTGCATCGAACATCATTGACCAATTGCGCAAAGCTGGGAATCAGGTCTACTCAACGCTGGAAGATCAGGCAGGATCTGGAAGAGCACTTCAAGCGGATTCAGTCAGGCGAACCCGTGGAGTCATTCGGAAGGCTGGATAAGTGGATTAAGTCGGACCTGTTGATTGTGGGCTCGGCCCCCAGAGACACTGCGCCAGACATCGAAAAGAGCGATTACGATATCGATGTGTTTATCCCCTATTACAAAAATCTGCATTTAGTTCCCCAGACGATTGATTCGATTCTCTGGCAACACGGCGTGAAGCCGTTTATTCATCTGGTCAATGACTGTTCGCGAGAAGACGACACGGAATTAAAGCGGCGGTACGGGTATCTGCCAAACGTGGCCTGGTACAAAACAAAAAGGAATGTCGGGCCTTATGCGATTGCAAACAGCCTCTTTTATCACACGAGGACGCGATTTATCGGCATTGCAGACAGCGACGACATTTACCTCCCGGATCACTTTGGTACTGCTATCTCCGACATGGAAGGGAACAAAGCCGATGCCTGGGGAAGCGTGATGACTCAGTTTCTGAACCCGCTGGAGTTGCACACAAAACATAATCTATCGACAATCGAAAAGCACCCGATAGCCGACTCTGGAAGAAAAGTCGGTCTGCCGTATCCCCGGCTGGTTAACGGCACGATGGTGATCCGTAAAAGAACTTTCGAAGCGTTAAATGGATTTAATGGCAACTGGCAATGTGCAGCCGATACGGAGTTCTCTCAGCGACTCCAATTTCCGAGCGACGTTGGCGGGCGTGTTTTCTTCTCGGACCAGGTGACAGCACTTCGAAGAATATGCAGCAACAGCCTTTCGAATTCCGACGGTAAGTACGGCTTGAAATCTTCGGAGCGCGACCAGATCAAAAACGAAAGCGTGGCCCGATATCAACTCTGGAAAAGGCAGGGACTGAATGATCCTCGGCAGCATGGAACCCTCGACACTCAGGATGATGTATTGGATTCGGACTATCGGTTGACCAGCACCAACAGAGACAAAATAACGGCCTGTATTGCGACGATCCCCCGGCGAGTCTATGCGCTGGAGAAAACCATCGCGTCTCTGATCAATCAGGTAGATGCGATCAAGGTGCATTTAAACGATTATCAATTCGTCCCGGAGTTTCTGAAGAATCCGAAAATAGAACTTGTTTTCGGGGACAATTCAGCAATGAGCTGTCGAAAGTTTCTTTGGTCTGATAAGTTGAGCGGGTTTATTTTTACATGCGACGATGACTTGATTTACCCGCCTGAGTATGTGGTGAAGATGGCCGAAGCTATCACCAAGCATAAATGTATTGTCTGCGCTCATGGAAGCAGATTGCCACCTGGCAAGATTGAAAGCTTTTATAAAAACCGTACCGTCTACGATGCACGGCGGGAAGTTCCGTATGATGTCCGGGTGGACGTGCCGGGAACCGGAGTAATGGCATGGCACACTGATCACGTTCAGATCAAACCTGAAGATATAAATCTTCCGGGGATGGAAGACATCGCGGCTTATTGTTTTATGTTCAATAACAGTGTGCCGGGTGTTGTAGTAAAACATCAGACTGGGTGGTTTGTGTCATCAACGCATAAAAATGACGGTGGGCTTTACAGCGATTCAATCCGCGACGACAGAAGGGAAACGGAGTTAATCAATGCCCATAAAAACCATCGGGCGTAGCCTCTGGAACCGCCTCACTAAAGTGGGACACGTCGAATATGACGGATTCGTCGAGGTAAACGGCCTGCGGTTCACAAGCCTGCGAACCATGTTCAATGGCAATCCCCCAGATATTCAATTCGGTCTGTATGGGGACTGTCGATTCACAAGTAACACAATCAGAGAGTTCAAATGTTAGAAATCCCGAATCTTGAAATTCACGCGACCTACGCTTGCAATCTGCACTGTAAAAGCTGCTCACACTTTTCGGATATGCAGGTGGGAAAAAACGTTCCCCTGGCTGAGATCAGCGCCCAGATGATGCAGTGGAGCGGCCGTCTGGCTCCGAAGTTCTTTTCGATCCTGGGAGGCGAACCGACGCTAAATAAAGAACTCTGCGGAATCGTGCACGAATGCCGGAAGCAATGGCCCCTCTCGCAATTGAGACTGATCACAAACGGATTCTATTTACACAGACACCCTGACCTGCCGAAAATCCTGCAAGACACTGGCTGTGATCTGGCCGTTTCTGTGCATCACGACGGCGAAGAATATACCGAGAAGCTGAAGCCGGTGCGGGAACTACTTGACCAGTGGTCTGCTCAATATAAATTCAAGTTGACGTTTCGGCCATCGGCGAAAACATGGCGCACGACATTCGAGGGTTATGGATCTGAGATGAAACCGTTTACCGACGGAGACCCGGAAAGCAGTTACAAGATCTGTGTTGCGAAACATTGCCCGCAAATATTCGGGGGGAAAATCTGGAAATGCCCACAGTTGGCGTATCTGGGACTGGTTGATAAAAAACACAAGCTCGGCGACGAATGGCAGAAGTATCTATCGTATCGCCCACTATATCCGACCTGCTCAGACGCAGAGTTGCAGCAGTTCTTTGCCACGAAAGCAGAGCCGGCGTGCGCCATGTGTCCGGCCCATCATCGGCATTTTGAAATTTCCAATCCGTTGCATCCTCTGGAGCAGGTTAAATGACATTACCAAAGCTCGTCTGCCTCTGCTGTACTTATCTCAGGCCGCAACTGCTGGCATCCATGATTCGTGACTTCGAGTCGTTCGACTATCCAGACGATAAGAAGCAGCTCTTGATACTGGACGATGTGGGGCAATACCCCTCGGAGCCAAGTGGCCCCGGCTGGTCTATCATCTCGGAGAAAAACAAGTATCCCACTTTGGGAGAAAAGCGAAACGCTGTAGCCGCCATGGCTCCCGCTGATGCTGACGGCTTTGTTGTCATGGATGATGATGACGGTTACTGCGCATGGACACTCAGGGCTCATTCTGAGGCGTTACAGAGAGCGGACGTTTCCCAGCCGACGCGAGTGTATTCAGAAGCGAATTCAGACAAGCGGCTTTTACTGGATCGCGGCAAAGGAATCTTTCACGGGTCGTGGGCATATACCCCGGAAGCATTTAAAAAAACAGGAGGCTACACGGCCAGAGATAGCGGCGAAGATCTCGACCTGATGCGAGCATTCAGACGCACGCAATGCCAGATTGCTGATCCGTGCGAGAAGTATCCCCCCTATTACGTTTATCGTTGGCAGCACACTGGATCTTATCACGTTTCTGGCAAGTCCCAAAAAGGACTGGTACTGCTACGCGATGACTGGAAGAAAATGCCGAAGGTTGAAACGCTTCCGGATCCAGCAGAACGCAATTGGTCACTGGCTGCCAGAGAGTTTCTCGGCTGCCTGAATGGGGTTGATGTCTCGGAATACTGGATAAAAAACAAACCAGAACTACTCAAAAGGACTGAACCCTGATGCTGTTTAGCTGCTACTTCACAGGCTTTCCCGATCC